CGAGCGGATGGTCACGCCGCGGTCGAAGGCATCGACGATGTTCGGCGCCTTCGACCAGACGAAGGCCGCCGCCTCGATGCTTGCGCCGCTCTCGGGGAACGTCTTGCCGCGCCAGGTATTGGCGAGGCGCTGACCGAGGCCGGCATCCACAACGTCGGCGCGCAGATCGGACTTGAGCCCCTCCGTCGCCTGACGCATCGCGGCGGTCACAGACCGCGCGATATCCCCTTCGGTGCCCTCAAGACCATTGGCAAGATCGGACGTTTGCAGCGCGAAACGCATCGCTCAAGCCTGTTTGGCCGCCTCGCACGTCCATACGAGCCCGAGGCCATCCGACAATGGCGCGGCGATGACCTCGTAGAGGTCGCCGGCAATCTCGAAGGTATCGCCGGCGGCCGGTTCGGCGATGTCCGAACGGCGCACATCGATCAGCACGGAGGGCAATAAGGCGCGGCTGTCGCCGAAGCCGACCACCGAATCCGGGCTCTTGCGGACCACGCGCACCGGAACGCCTGCCCCGGCGCCACCGCTCCGCCACAATGCGTCTTCGCCGACGTTGCCGTCGGCGAAGATCGCATCGATCGCCGCGCCGAAGGCGCTCATCACGCCTCGTTCGCCCGCGCGGTGCCGTTAAGGCGGACGCGCCCGGTCGTCGATCCCACGCCGCCGTCAACGGCCGCCACGGCCGCGCCGATCAGAAGATTGCCGGTCGCGACGGTGGTGCAGCGCTTGTTGGTGTCGTCCCAGTAGACCAGCGCGCCGACGGTCCAGGCTTGCGAGCCGACCTTCGGCAGGTCGAACACGCCGCAGGTCTTGAGGGGGACGTCAGCATTCTGCGCGGCGTCGGTGACCGCAACACCGAACAGTTGACCGACCTTTGCGCCCTGACCGGACGCGAGCGCGTACGGCGCAGGCACGACGACGATCTCGCCATCTTGCACGAAATTCTTCATGGAGCTTCTCCGTTGAAAAGAGCGGAGCGCCGCGAAGGCGCTCCGCAGTCATAGCGCCGCAGGGAGGATAGTGCGGCGCCTATGTCAGGCCGGGTTGGCTCCGGCGTTGAAGAACAAGCCGCGATAGTCGAGCGCCTTGGCGGCGAAGTCGTGCCGCACCTTGAACTCGACCCCGTCCACCTCGAACCCGACGCGTTGATCGAGGAACGGCTCGGTCTGGCCTTCGAGCCGCGCATATTCGATCGTATCGATCAGGTTCGGATCGGCGGCGAGCCACCACGGCTGCGGGCCGCCCGGCTTGAACAGCCGAGGCTCCTCGACCACCGTCAACGCGCCGGCGAACGCGTTCACGTCCGCCGCGCGCGCCGGCGTTGTCGCGGCGATCATCTTGCGCGCCTCGATCGCCCGCTGTCCCGGCGGCACGAGGATGAACCGCGGAATAACCGCGATATATTCCTCGCCGGCGATATCCCTCTGCTGCGCCATCTTCTCCCACGCCTCCGACAACGCAGCCTCGTTGATGACCGACGCCGTGCCAAGATTGTTATGGTTGGAATGGAACAACGCGACGCCATCCGACAGCGCCGCATTGGCGAGCAGCTCGCCGTAGACGATCGCCGACTCCAGATCGGCCGCACGCTGACCGGCGGTGGACAGCGCCCGATCGAAGGCGCGGAGATCGTCGTTGACGATCGCCTGCCGCGTGAGCGCGACGATGCGGCCGAAGGTAGCGAGCTTGTAGGTCTCGCGCCCCTCGGCGATGGTGCCGTAGGTGAACTCGGCACCTTCCATCACCGGCTTCAACGTCGGGAAGTTACCGACCTGCGTCGGATACATCGGCTTGAAGTCAGTCGCGGTGATTCCGCGCGTCCAGACCTCGAACGTCCGCGGCGTAGCCTGATAGGCCTGACGCAGACGCTTGCCGGCGACAGCCGCCAGGATCAGCGGGAAGTCCGACGTGGAATGCATCCCGGCCGCGCGCGTCGCCGCATAGGCAATCTCGTTTGCCGTCATGCCCCGGGTTCGCGTACCCGACGCGTCAAGGCAATCGCGCGCGACGTCGGTCAGCGACATGCCGCGATATTCGCGTGCGCGGTCGGTGAGGGGAAATGCCGCCGGCGCGATGCGATGGAGCAGCGCCTCGACAAGCGCCTCGCGCCGGGTAACCGTAGCGTCGAGGCCGCCCATGACCACGGACACGTGATTATGGCCGGTACCCTTCGCATCCCGCTCCGCGAGTTTGTCGAGCACCGCAGCGCGCGCCTCGTCAAGCGACACGTTGCGATCGACGAGATCTTCGGCAAAGGAACGCTCCAGGCCGAAGCGCTCCTGCAGCGCGTAGATACCGGATATACGCTCGCGCTCCTGCGCGCGAACCTGCTTCGTGTCGACCGGTTGCGTCGATGCCTCATCGGCCTTCCGCGCATCCGGCACGAGTTCGATGTCGCCGCCAGTTTCGCCGGCGGCCCGCGTCTTGATGTCGGCCATGATGGCCTCCTTTTCTGCGGCCGCGGGGGCGGCCTGTTCAGCGTCGGCCCGGACCACGACGCAGGGGGCGGCCGCTTCCGCTGAACGGAAGCCGGCCCCGGGATCGGCCCCGATCGGGACCGCGGAAATTTCGAGAGGTTCCCAGTCGACGGCCCGATAGACATCGGGTTCGCCGTCGTTCTCGGTGATTTCGTATCTGTGCACGCGGTAGCCGACCGACACCGACTTGATGTGCCCGGCACGAATGTCGGCCACGATCGGCTCTACGTCCGCGCGCTCGCTCAGGCGCACCTTCGCAACCGCGATGCCATTCTCGATCCGCGCGCTGCCGGGGACCACCGAACCGAGAATGGCGGTGACGTCCGCGGCGCGATGATCGCGCAGAAACGGCGCGCCTGCATTCAGGCGTTCCATGCGCACGGCGCCAGGATCGAGCGAAAGCTCCTCGTCGTATGCGTCGCCGAAGAACGAATAGCGGCGCACGCGCGCGCCGGTGGACCAGACGACATCGATGGTGCGCGCCTCGCCGTCGAAGGACGACGGCACGAGTTCCGCCGCCCGCGCGAGCGGCGGCAGGTTGACAGTTTTCTGCATTGTTGACCTCGTTGCGTCAGCCGCCGACCCCGCCGGCGTCTTCCTGCGGCTGAAAAAGTCCCTGCTGGGTGACGCGCCGCGGATCGCTGTCGAGCACGATCTTCGCGGCATCGAGCTTCGCGTTCGTCGCAGCGATCTCGGCGATCTGCGCGTCGGGATTGCGCCCCTGACGCGCGATCGCCTGCGCGAGCGTGAGCGTCCCGGTACGGATCATCATGAGGTCCGCCTGCGCGTCCTTGAGCGGGTCGACCGCCTCGAAGCGCGGTGGCTCCCATTCGGCCGGTACGGTCGGCTCAGAGATCAGGCCCGCCGTCCATGCCGCATCGATGAACCAGTTCCACACCGGCTGGCAGAAGCCAGGAATGACGATCTGCCATTGCATGGCCTCGACCATCCGCCGGAACTCGACAAGCCCGGCGCGGATCGACGAATAGTTCACCTGGCTCAAATCGCCGGTGAGCAGCTCGTAAGGCACGCGGAAGCCGGCCGCGATTATATGCAGTTGCGCACGCAACCATTCGCTCACGCCCGCCGTCGCGGCCGGCTGATTGAACTTGATGTCCTTGCCGCCGCGGGCATAGGCGATCAGCCCCGGTTCGAACTGCTCGATGCGCTTGCCGCTTGCGTCGACCACCGTCGGCGCGATTCCCTGCTCGGCCTCGTCCGCGCCAATGACGACACCAACGAGGCAGGCTTCCGTTTTCTTGCGGACGAGCTCGGCATTGGTCCAGTCATCGAGATCACGCAACGCGCGCATGACCGGCGCGCCCCAAGGAACGCCGCGCTGCTGCACGCGCTGACGCTCATAGAGATGCGCCACGCCGTCCGCCGGCACGCGGACCGATTGGAAGCTGCGCGCCAACGGCACGGCCACGTCGCCCGGATGGTCCGGAAAGAACCAGTAAGCGCGCCGTTGACCGATCGGATCGTACTCGATGCCGCGCACGATGCGGCCGCCATCCGCAAGCGCGCCAATCTTCGACTCGTCGAGATGGTCGGCCTCGTAGAGTTGAACCTGCATCGGCACTGACAGGCCGTCTTCAGCACGCCGCGTGCGACGGCGCACGAAAACCTCGCCGGCCTCGATCATCTCGCGGACAGCGAGCGTCATGAGCGCGTCGAAGTCGCCGAGCCCGTCTGCATCACACCGGGTGCACCATTCCTCCCACAGCGCGTTGATGCGACGATCGATCGCGTCATTTCCGCTCGCCGCACGCGCCTCGAAGCCGCTGCCCACAATATTGTTCACGAGCACCGCAACGGCCTTCGCCGCATGCGGATTATTGCGGACGAGGTCACGCATGCGATCGCGCAAACGCGCGCCGGCCGACGCGATCTCTGCGTCTGCCGATGTCGAAGGCGCGCGCCAGCCGTCCGTACGGCGTCCGACCGCGGCGCCATCGTAGCCGCGCGCAAGCATCGCAAAGGCCTGCCGGGCGGCAAGACGCTTCACAGCCGCGCGCGGCGCGATGGCTGCAACCGCGCGGTCGAACCAGGTCGTATGCACGCTCAATTGTCGCCCCTGTTGAACGACGCGAAGCCCGCGACGGGACGCGGCGTGCCGGCAGCCGCCTGCATTTCCCCTTCGATGGTACGGATGCGCGCGAGCAGATCGGCGGCCGATCCGTATTCGACGGTCTTGCCGTCATAAGTCACGCGCAGCGTGCCGCTCGCATATGCGCGCCTTAACGCGTCAAGTTCGGATTGCGACCACGCCATCAAGCGACCCCGACACTTTTGTATTTAAAGAACCGATCGACAAACACGCGCGGCGTTTTCGGATTAGCAAGCCAATCGATGAGCGATTCCATGCTTACGTTCACATGGTCATAGCCATCATCTGTTGGCCTTCCTTGCAGACGCAATCGACCGGAGGCAGCTTCCGCCTTCACTTCGTCAAAGGTCAAATCGAATTGCATCATGAACAGCCCGAGCGGGAATATCACCGACTTCGGATCGTTCTCTAGAAACCTAATAGCCTCTTCGCCGGTCAGAATCCGAAGCATCAGAGCCATCCCTCGTGTCGGCCAAGCCAGTCACTGCGACGAATTTCATCTTGCGACGATGGCAACCTGCCATCGCCGGAAGTCGCATCCTCGCGGTGCGCAGCGTCGATCTGCATTTCCTGCTGTTCCCAGCGCCGATCGTCCCAACGATCGATGCCGACGAGCCACGCCGCCGCGCGCGCATAAACGCGGCAATCGAGCGCCTCGTTACGCTCCCGCATCTGCCGCCATTCCAATTTCGAGAAGCCGCGCCGGTCGCGGACGGTGACGAGCTGCTCGGCGGTGAGCTGCTTGATCCACTCGGCCGTCACGCCGAGCGGGATGTGGATGTAGCCGTCCGGAAAGACGGCGCCGGACGCAATCTCCTCGTCCGTCGGCCGATCGAGCCGGAGAAACCGGTACGTCTCGGATTTGAACACCGCGACGCAGACGCTCCACACCTTCGCGCCGCGGCGAATTTTCCTGCCGCCCTCGGACAGATCGACATACGAAGGGCCTTCGACAGGCGTTGATCGATCGAAACGATACGTACCCTTGACCGCGATAGCCTGCCCGGCTCCTGCGCGGCGCACCCACGCATAGACAGCGGCGGTGGTGCGCCCGTCGCCCGAGTCCACCGCGAGACGCGCAAGCCGCATGCGCGCGCCGTTCTCGTGCTTCCACGTCTGGTCCAGGAGCGCCGTCAACCGGCTCCATACTTCCTGACGCGAAGTATCGCCTTCCAGCACGACGTGATCGACAAGCCAGCTTTCGAGGCGCCGGCCCCAGGCCCAGACATCGACTTCGATGCGGTCGTGCTGCACGTCGGCGCCGGCGGTAAGAATCAGTCCGCCGCGCGGCACCACGCCTAACCGCCCCTCGCGCCGTTCGTAGAGACGCTGCCAGTCAGGCGCCTCGCCGCGTTCCTGCCATGTCTCACCGAGCAGCGTGTTCTTTGTGGCCTTCAGCTCGGCATCGTTGCCCTGCGCCGCTTCCCAGTCGCGCGCAATCTGCTCCCACGACAGCCACCCGACCGGCGAGTAAAGGCCGGAGATGTGAAACCCAACGACATACGGATCGGACGACGTAGCAGTCGCACGCCACTCGCCGTTGGCGTTCATCCACGTCTTGCAATGCTCGGCGAAGCCGGCTTCGCAGCCTTCGCAGATGTACTGGACCGTTTCCGGTCGGCCCTTTTCCCAACGCAGGCGCTCGAACTTTAGCCATTGCATCGCTCCGCAATGCGGACACGGCACGAAATAACGCCTTTGATCAGAGGCTTCATATTCGCGTTCGATCCGCGAAAGCCCCTTGATCGTCGGCGTCGACACGAGAAAGACCTTCGCCCGGTGACCGAACGTCCTCGTCCGCGCGACCGCAAGTGCAACCGGATCGCCCTCGCCGTCGACGTCGCCATCGTAGGCATCGATCTCGTCGAGGAAGACATAGCGCGCCGGCATCGACCGCAGGCCGACCGCGCTGTTCGCGCCGGTAAGGACGAGCTGGCCGCCGGCGAACCGCTTCGCGAACACCGTATTGCCGGCGTCGCGCGAACGCGCCGGCATGATCAGCGCCCGCAACTCCGGGCTTTCCTCGATGAGCGGCTCGATGCGTTGCTGCGAGAGCCGCTTGGCAAGCTCGGTCGTTGGCTGGACAGCGAGAAACGGCCCGGGCGCCTGGTGGATGCAGTAGCCGATCCAGTTGTTGCCGGCCTCGGTCGCACCCACCTGCGCCGCCTTCATGAATACGATCCGCCGCGCCGGATGCGACGGCGACAGCGCGTCCATGATCGCCCGCATGTAGGGCGTGCGGTCGGTCCGGTAGCGACCAGCTTCCGACGCCGCCCGCGACGAGAGAATGCGATACCGGTCCGCCCATTCCGAAACCGTCAGCGCCGGATCGGGAGCGAGTCCTCGCGCCCAGGCGCGGATGATGTCGGCCTCGCCGTCATAGGCCTCACCGGAGTTCGACACGGACGTCTGAGAGTTCGGCGAGGTGCCGCCGGACATACGATTCCAGGACCGTTTCCATCTGATGTGGATCGACGCGCAATTCCGCCGCCATCAACGCCGCAACGCGCGCCGGCCATTGAACCCATGCGTCGCGCTCGCGACGCGCAAGCCCGAACACGGTTGCGATTGCGCGAGCGCGATCGACAAGTTTTCCCTTGAGCACATCCAGCTTGATGCGCCGTTCTTCGGCCTTGAGCGCCTCGCCGACCGTGCGCACGCGCGCATAATTAGTCGCGCCGCCTGGCGCTGCATTGGCAACCTCGTCATTGATCGGCGGCGCTTGCGCCCTGGCCGCACGAGGACGCCGCTGCGCCGGATCGGTTCGCGCCGCCCAGGCGGCATCTGCCTTTGCCGGATCGATCGTACCGTCCGGCTCTAGAGGAATGCGACCTGAGGCGATGGCCTTCCGGACCGCCGTCTCGGCCACCCCTCTGTGACGCGCGTAAGCTCTCCGCGAGAGGCCCATGCTTCTCTCATGCTCTCGGCATGCTCAGAGAACATCGAAATTCCAGTTGCTCGCGCCCCCAGACTGAGCCTGACTGACCGCCGTGCCGGTGCGACGTCCATACCCGCCGCGGCGAAGGGCCGAGAAGCAGAGCTGGGGTCCTGCTTTGCGTCGCGCCGGCACACCAACACAAACGCGGAGCATCGATATCGTGGCACGCCACAAGTGGATCGAAAAACATCGCACATATGGCTCTTGGCGCGCTACCTGCGCCCGGTGTGGCTTGATGCGCGATCAACGATTCTGTGGCGATGCACATTGGACGGAATGGAAATGGCCAGACGGCCAGTGGTTCCGCGCCGACAGGACTCCGCCTTGCGGCGCCATCACACAAAACCGAACGACCAGCCATGACGCACCCCGCTGACCGCGCCAATGCGGAAATAATCGCGAACGCAGTCCGGTTCGACGTCGCGCTCTTCATCGGTCGTGGCAAGTACGCGCATGCATCCGCGCGGACCCTGAACGAAGCGCGAAATGTCGCCGCGCCTGCACTTGAGGCCGAGCACCCCTATGGGCGCCGCGCGCTGATCTACGCGATCGACGCAAACGGTCGCTCCGCGCTGGTTACGAACGACTACAATCCCCCACACAAACACGACGATCCGGGTGGCGTGCCGGAGTTCCTTTGCCGCCGCTGCCATCCCGAGCTGAATCTGACGCCAGAGCGCCGCCGCGAACTCGATGCCGCCGACGAAGAGCGTCAAAAAAAGGAACGAGCAAGACTCGCACTCCAGCACGAAATCCACAAAACAAAGTTACGCTTGGCGACCGCGCTGAAACGCGGCGAACCGGAAGAAGGATCGGTCCAGGCAAAGATAATCCTGGCGCTGCGAAACAAACTCGCGAGACTGCAACGCTCGACAGCCCAACCGGAGGAGCAGACGGCAATGAAAATGACCAACACGCGCCGAAAAGCCAAAACGAAAAAACGGACAAAAGCCAAAGCAGACCCGCGCGACGCGAAGCTCGTCCCCGATCCGTCGCGCGAACCTCGTCCGCCCAGCAAGCGCTCGCAGGCCGAAGCCGACGCACGCGCCGGCAAGCTGCCGGAGCCACCGGATTTCAGCGCGGAAACACACAAGCGGTTTCGCGCCAAGCTCGCGCGCCTCGTCGAGCTCGCCAAAGCCGGCGACATCGAGGGCCTGAAGGCAATCAAGATCAATCCGGTCTCGACCAGCCCGAAGGCGATGGCGCGTTATCGCGATCTCTGCATCATCGCCCTTGAGGCGCGGTCATAACGCAGGAGCGCGAACAATGCGGTACCAAATTTCCTTCGAGCTTGCCGGAAAAGTCCATTGGGTGTTTTGCGAGCGGAAGGACACGGCGGAAAAGCTTGTTGCGTTGCTCGATCTGGCCGGCAACCACCACATCGAAATTCTACAAGACCCAAATACAGACCATGCGCGGTGGTTGATCGTTGATCGGGACCGCAAAAGAAGCGTCATTCTTCGCGAGAGGCCCGCGGGGACTTAGGGCGTCACCGGCCCAGCTACGTTCCAGAACAACACGCGGCCCGGACCTTTCCGGGCCGCGCAAAACTCCCAGGCCTTCGCGTCGTAGTGCGGGTCGCTCGGGAACGGCGGCCTCAACTTCGCCTCACGGCCGAACGGCGCAGGGTAGACGTGGATCGTCGCGCCCGCGACCTCGGCCGGCGTCAACGCGCGGCCAACCTGCACCACGTGCCTCCGTGCATGCGGCCACGCTTTCGCGAGCGCCCGGGCCAAGACGCCCGAGCCTGCCGCGCACCACACCTCGTCCGGATCGACGCCGGTCGCAATGGCCGCCGCGGCGATCGCGTCGATTGCCTCCGGCATGTCGACGCCGAACGGGGCCAGCCGCGCGCCGGTCCGCGCGCAGTATTCGCGCGCACGCGCCTGAACGACCGAGAGATAGCCTGGCGCAACCTCGATCACCGTCGCGCCGAGCCGGGCCGCCTCGAGCGTGCGCGGATGCGGCTTCCGCCGCTTCGCGACGAAGATCGTCGCGCGCTTGCCGAGCTGCCGCGCGACCGTTGCCAGCGCTGTCTGCGCGCCGCCCTCGGCCGGCGACGCGTAGACCGCCTCGCGCGCGCCGTCGAACAGCATCGGCATAAAGCGGGCCTTCGTGCCGCCGGGGAGGAGATCGTCGCGGACGACCAGCACGCCGGCATGCTCGATCACGATCGGCATCATGAAGCCACTCTTTCGAAGAGTAGCTTGTCCAGTGTCGGATGCTTATCGATTCGCGGACGAGAGGGACACGACCACGAGCGACCGCGGACCTCGCCAATGAGTCGCCATCCGGAGGCAACCAGGGACGTTCCTGGTTCAGAGGCCAGAATGTAGGTGCCAATGCGTTTGAATCCAAGCGCGAATGCAGCGCGGGCCGCAGCTCCGTATAGAAACGAGCAGGCACCTTTCGTTCCATCGGTGCAAAGGCGTGTCACCTCCGCCGTGACGCCATCATCCCGCAGCCGCGCGACAGGTCGACCGACTATCGCTACGCCGACAATTTTGCCCTGCTCGGCAGCACCAATCGAGAACAAATGGCCGACAACTGGGCGGTGGTGACGATGATAGCGCCTAACGAAATCATTCGCTTCGTCAAGGCTGACACGCTCAACCGAGAAACGCTTCATCGCCGAACTCCACCGCGCCGCAGGCCTCCGTCGCCTTGCGGGGATCGCCTTTGACGAAAACCATCACGTTCTGGTGCGTGCGGCCTAGCTTGCGCGAGACCTCGAACTGCCGACCGACGCGCACGGGCAGCGAACCGACCGCGGTGACCAGGATGGCATCGTTGTAGAACCGCGCGCCGGCGGCCTCGAAGGCCTCGACGGTGCGGCCCGGCAGATTCACGTAACAGCCGTCCTCGTCGCGAACGTCGCCGACAACCCAGACCGCGAACCGATCCTCGCGCAGGCGCGCGACGGCATCGCGGATTATCGCGCCATAGGTCGCAAAGAACTCTTCGCGGCCCATGTTCGACAGATCCCGCGGGTCGTCCGAATAGCGCTCAAGATTCCAATAGGGCGGGCACGAGAAAATGAGATCGGCCTCGACGTCGAACGCGTGACGCGCGATCTCGCGCGCGTCGCCGACCCGCCACTGCGGCTTCGGACCGTCGGCGAGGTAGAGCTGCGCCATGTTCGCCGCGACCTGCTCCTCGCGCAGTTCGATGCCGACATATCGCCGGCCGAGCCGCGAGGCGACGATGCCGCGGACCGAACCGCCGGCGAAGGGATCGAGCACGGTGCCGCCCGGCGGGCAGAACCAGCGATAGGCGATCTCGCAAACGACGGGATCGAAGATCGATGTGCCCGATCCGACTTCGAGGATCGCCTGGCTGACCGGATCGAGATCGCCCGCCTCGCGGTCGCCTTTGACGAACGTAAGATTGGTCATCCCAGCTGCCGGCCGCGGCCGTCGCCCCGCGCCTTCGATTTCGAGTAGTTCGTCGCGGGCAACGGCGACCAGCCGGGAGATGCGGCCTTCGCCATGCGCGCCCGATCGAGCGGACGCGGGCTCCCGCCCGGCGCGGCGCCGCGGCCGAGTTCCGAGCGGATGCCGAGGTCGATCCAGGCGCGCTTGCGCCCCTGCCACCAGCCCTTGCGCGCGTCGAGCACGCTGAACGGTGGAATCCCGAAGCGCTCCGCCAGCGTTGCGGACGGTTCGGACGCCGGCGATCCGGCGGGAGGATTGCCGGAGCCACCGGCGTCCCCGCCCCCGAGCGAAGCGGGGACGTCGATCGAATCGAGAATGCGGCCGAGCTCGTCGTCGCCGAAACCGAGCACGTCGAGATCGAATTCCTCCTCGCGCAGCGCCGCGAGCTCGGCCCGCAGCATCGCCTCGTCCCAGCCGGCGTTCTCCGCGATCTTGTTGTCCGCGATCACGAGCGCCCGTCGCTGCGCTTCGCTCAGGTGGTCCAGCACGATCACCGGGACTTCGGTGAGGCCGAGCAGCTTTGCGGCGAGCACGCGGCCGTGGCCCGCCACGATCAAGTCGTCGGCGCCGATGAGAACCGGGTTGACGAAGCCGAACTCGGCGATCGACGCGGCGATCTGCGCGATCTGATCCTCCGAATGCGTTCGCGCGTTGCGGGCGTAGGGGATCAACCTGTCGACCGGCCGCATTTCAATTTGCAATCACCACCTCCGACAATGAAAAGCCGCCGCATCGGTGCGCCGTCCGGCTGCGCCGGATTCACCCCGCCGCACCCGCGGGTAGCGCCTCTGTCCGGCAACCTGCATCTGCGCGGCGGCAAGCAGCCCGCCAGGACGGGCGTCCCCGTCCAACCGTCCCCGTCGCAGGGATCGGAAGCGAGCGGCTCGCCGCTGCGCACCTGCGCACCTGCGAACCGGGGTGCGCACCTGTGGGTGCGCAGGCGTCTCGGTCGAAACCAAAGCAAGATCAATGAGTTGGCTCGCGGAGCAAGGCGCGCACCTTCGAACCATGGGTGCGAACCCGGAATTTTGTTCTGCCGCTGGGGTTTTCCCGGGCCTTTGCCGCCCGCATAGCGCAAGCGGCGAGGAAGAACCTAAGGCCGCCCCTCGCGCGCATGGCGCCCGATCATGCCGAAAAAATTTGCGTCGTTTGTTGCAAATGTCAAACACAAAAATGTTTCATCGATATGCGAGTCGGTTCAATTGTTTAGCTCCATCTCGGCGTTCTTCTTCCGCGTCTTCTTCCTTCGATTCGCCGGCGAGGAAAGCCGATTTGAGATCGTTATCAGGGCCGCCACCCACCGGCGCCACGCGGTTGCGCGCGTCATCCCCAACCGCCAGCAGATCGGCTTCCAACGCACGCCCTCGGCGCGAAGCCAGACAATCCGCGCGTCGTCCGGATCGAGCCACGCGAGCCACGTGAACGTCTCCTCCATGCGGCTGATTGCAGCCGGCGACGGCGCAATGCGCGGCATGCGCGCCGGCTCCCAGCCATACATGTCGTAGACGCTCCGCACGATCGGAGGCCAGGCGTTGAAATAACCGGTCACGCGCTTTTCCGGCAGCCGCCGCAACGTAGCGGCAGCCTCCTCGAAGCGGGCCTCGACCTCCGTGGGCGTCATCGCGCGAGCTCCGCGAGGCACGCCGCATAGCCGGCCACGTCGACGAGGCTGTCGCGGTGCGCGGGATTGCGGCGCAACCGCTCGTGCTTGAGGTCGATCAGGCACAGCACGACCTGCTCGGGCGTGACCTCGTGCCCGAGCGTGAGCGACCATCGTCGCGCCAGCATACGGAAAAACTCGGCGGGATTTCCGTAGTCCTTGCGCCGCTCCTCGACGGCACCGACCGCGTTTCCGAGGACAATCTTTGCGTTCATGGTTTTCCTCCGATGTGATTGCTCACGGCCCAATCCAGGATCGCGAGCGCGTCAGCCTCGTTGTCGTCGCGCGGCGCATGACCGCGGTCCTTGACCGCGGCGATCACCGCTTCCTTCGGCGCGTTGCCCTTGCCGGTCGCGTGCCGCTTGATGGTCGCGACCGGCACGCCGAGATACGGTACGGCGTTGAGCTCGCACCATGCGGTGAGGTGGGCGAGGAAGCCGCCATAGACCTGCGCCGCGAGCGTTCCGGCGTGCGCGCGGACTTCCTCGAACACGATCGCGGCGACCGGTCCTGCGTTCGCTGCGATGTCGTCCAGCCATCGGCCGAACCGAAGGAAAGCCATGCCTGCGCCCTCGAAGCGACCGGGGCGGAATTCGTTGGTGCCGCTCACGATCGCGCCGCTTGCGTTGCGGATCGCCCACCCGGTGCGCGATCCGAGATCGAGCGCCAGGATCACCGGCATGTCAGAACGGAATGTCATCGCCTCGCTCCCAATCGAAATCATCCGCGCGCGCGGCGAGGGACGTGCCGCCGATTTTCAATTCGGAAGGCCACAGATTCTTTTTTCTCCCACGGCCGCTACCCCCCTTGCGGGCAGGCGCGGAAAACGAATCCTTGCCCTGTTTCTGGCCAAATGTGCCTATGTTCAGTCCCGGGGAACGGACGGCCGTAACCTCCGCTCTTGGAAACGCGCGCTTGATCGCGCGGACCTGATCGCCGAACGCGTCGAGCGCGCGCGCCACCTCGTCTAGCGTCCACACCGCCCCGGCGCGGTCCTTGGCGACCGCCGCGGCTTCGTCGGCGGTGCGGACGATGGCGACGATTTCGCCGGTCGACGGGATGACGGTTTCCCACACCGCGGGCGACAGCGGTTGCGCGCCGGCGGCCGACGCGGCCTGGTCGAGCGCCGACCACGCGCGCGCCATTGCCTCGGCCTGGACACGGATCGCGTCGTCGCGTCCCGACGCGAGCGCGTCGTCGAGCCGGTCCTGCTGCGCTCGGAACCGGAGGGCGAGATCGGGAGGGACGAGCCGTGGCAAGCGGTCGATCCCCCACTTGCGCTCCATCGCGAGGGCGATCTCGTCGAGCCAGTCGATGGCCGCCCGGGCGAGGGCTGACGGGTCAGGCGCGCTCACGGTTCAACCCCTTCCTGCATGCGCGGCGCGCGCGCCCTCGCGCGCGCGCGCGCGTAGGGGGTATGGGGGTTCTCTTCTCCGCCGACTTCCGCAAACCTCCGCCAAGCAAAATCAATGACTTGCGTGGGGCATCTCCGCAGACTTCCGCAAACTTCCGCAGAACCTCCGCCAAGGAAAATCAATGACTTAGGAGGGTCTTTTCCGCCACCTCCGCCGATTGCAGTCACAACCATTGCAGCACCTTTAGCCCCATGAGTTTCGTCCTCCGGTCGCACTCTTCGATCCCGATTACGCCGTTGTTCAACCAGTCCGCGATCAGGTCGGCGGCGGACGATTTGCTCATTCCGTATTGCCGCACGAGGTAGTGGCCGAGGTATCGCGAGCCGGCCTGCGGCGCGTGGCTGAACGGTGTCCCTTCCTTGAAGCGCCGGTCGACCTCCTTCAGGACTTCGCGCGCCTGAGCCATGGTGAAGCCGCTTTCGGCCGGCGCGGCCGGCTCGCTCTCGAGCTGCACAAGCAGCCCGCTCTCCTCGCGCACGTAGGTGTGCGCGTCGTGGTCGGCCTCGTCGTTCGCCTTGACGACGGCGCCGCGGACGATGCGCCCGCGCTCGAACGGGATCTGAAGCGTGTTGCAGATAGGGCGCGCGGTCTCGTCGTCGAGCTTCCAGAGCGCGTAGGCGAGACGGGCGCCGTCAACCAGCGCGGTGGTCCCGCGTATAGTCTCCCGCGCTTCGTCGCCGTCGGCGATGCGCATCATGCCGTCCTTGCGCATGTGATGCGTGAGCAGGACCGTCGCGCCGGTCGCGGTCGCGAGCTCGGCCATCGCCGACCAAAGGAACTGCGCCGCCGCCGGATCGGCGTTCACGTCGGCGAGCACGAACGCCTGCAGCGGATCGATCACGACGAGCCGCAGGTCGGGCAGTTGGACCAGCTGGCGCTTGAGGTCGTCGAAGAACGGCGTGCGCGCGAGCGCCTTGCCGTTGGTCGCGATCAGCGGGCGCGGGCCGCCGGCGTCCGGAAGCGGAAGCACGATGAGCCGCTTCGGATGGCGCATCCGGCGGGCGTCGGGATCGATGCGATTGAGACGCCGGTGCACGGCGTCGAAGCTGTCCTCGGCTGTGACCACCACGGCCGTGCCCTCGACGGCGATCCGTCCGCCGAGGATTTTCCTCGGCTGTTCGAGCCCGGCGACGCCGGCCGCGATCTGAAGCGCAAGATCGAGCGCGAGATAGCTCTTGCCGAGGCCGCCCATGGCGGCGACCAGCGCCGGGATGCCGAGCGGGATCGTGCCCCGGCAGAGCCACGCGATCGGCTTCGCCTCGCCGGCGTAGCGGTCGGCGGTCCATTGCAGGAGGTCGATCGTCGGCGGAGCGATGTCGTCGACGTTGTAAGCCGGATTGGGGATATTCCACTTCCGCCGCGCGCCTTCGATCATGCGCGCGAGGTCGCGGCGGGTCTCATCGACCGTCCATCCGGGGAGCGTGAGGCCCTCGGCCGCGATGAGGATTTCGGCGTCGGACAGCCCGCGCGAAACCCAGTACCCGACGAGCCGCAGGGTATGGTCGTGCCAGCGCCTGCCGGCGCGGATCGCGGCGATGCATGCGTCGACCGACAGGCCGCCGATGAAAAGACCCGAAATTGTGCCCTCGGGCACAATTTCGGGTAGTTTTTCGGGTTCTTTAGTATTTTCAACTTGTTGCCTACTAGTGAGCTCTTTTCGCTCACTAGTGAGCAGATCGGGTCTGCCCGCCTCGAAGGCCTCCGAAAGCCGCGCCATCGAATAGGCGGCCGGCCTGCCGTCCTGCGGCACGTGCGTCTCGGTCCTCTCGAGCACGCGGCCTTCCTTCGTCGGCCAGGCGACAGACCCGCCGAGCCGCAGCACGCGACCCGGGTTGACGACGGACGGATCGCCGCCGAGCGTGCGGGCGATCCTGCCGTTGAGCGCGCGGATCGCCGCGGCGTCGCGGCACGGCTCGGCGAGCCGCCACCACATCTGCGCGCGCAGGTGTGGGTATCGGCCGGTGACCACCGTCATCGTCGGCGGAACGCCGAGCTGCTTCGCGGCCGCGACCGCGGCGTGAACCACGTCGTCGTCGATATCGATCCAGGCGCACGGCGCGGCAAAGAAGTGGCCGTCCGATCCGCGCCGGTCTCGGTGCGCGTCCGGCCGGCGGAGCGCCGCGCCGACATAGACGTTGCATCCCGGCGTGCGGTTGAGCCCGGCGGCGCGCTCGGCGACCTCTTCCATCTTTTCCGGCGCGAACATCCGTGCGCACGAAAGCCTGCCGTTCTGCGGATCGGTCCACGCAAGCTCGATCAACCCGCCTTGCGCGCCGCCAATGTCGTCTCCGACGAGGTGCCTCAGATGCCGCAGCATCGCCTCGGGATCGGGATCGCGTATCGGCTCGACGTTCATGGGGAGCGGCATCAGCAGTCGTCGTCTCCACCGAAGCCGTAAGGCCAAAGGATCGCCCTGCCGATCGGATCGGCGATCCTTTTGCCGTCGAGCTGCGCAGCGAACAGGTCGCCGCACGCCCGTTCCGTCCGCCGTCGCGCAGCGATCCCCTGCGCCCGGGACCGGGCGTCCCATGCATTGTGGCAGCGCTGGCAAAGCGCGCGCAGGTTACGCGGATCGTTGTTCTCCGGCTGGTGATCGAGGTGCGCGACCGTAAGCACGACCTTCGCACCGGTGATCGGGTGCGGCTCGCCATGCCTGGCCCGGCAATCGGGAAATTGCGGCGTACCCTCGCAGCGCCAACCGGCGCGCTCTTTTGTCGCGCGACTGATGCGTGTCCAGTCGCGCGGGTAGCGATGTTTATTTTCGATGCGGATCGGCATCAGTGCATCCGATCCATATTTTTGTCTTCAATGCGCTTCTCGAATTGTTCAAGAAAAGTGAGAAGCGTGACAAGGAGAGGATAGAAGACGTTGAAGTACGCAATTCGGTAATCTGTTTCGTCAAATTCCGTCTTGCAGTACCGCCACGCTTTCCGCATGACATTGATGCGGCGGACGATCAATGCAGACATCCTGTCCCATTCGATCTCATTCGGGTCGACAATCCTTTTGCTCATGATGCCCTCCTCATCGGCCAGACCATTGCGCCAAGCGCCATAACCGCATCAGGCGACGCCCACAGCGGCGGCGGCACGTATTCGGGCGCGGGCGCTGTCGCTGCGATGATGGGCGCGAAAAACGAAACCGGATCGTCCACCGATCGCCCCGTCCTCGGGCCGACGACCAGCGCGCGTTTCATGCCCTCCATCAGCGCGCGAAGCAGCGCCGGCGATGCGCCTTCCGTCATGGTCACAAGCATGTCGACATCCTCGTCGGTCGGTTCGTAGGGCGCGGCGTAGCGGCGGATGATCGCGAAGCGCTCGTCGGGGCCGGGAAGGTCAATCGAGATCTGCATGTCGAACCGCCGCCACAGCGCCGGATCGAGGAAGTCCTGCCGGTTCGTCGCGGCGAGCGCGATGCCGTTGAACCGCTCGATGCGGCGGAGGAGCACGTTGAGCGAGTTTGCGCGCTCGACCGATGCGCCCTGGTCGTTCATCCGCCGGCCGCCGATCGCGTCGACCTCGTCGAAGAAGACGACGACCTTGCCCTCGGTCTTCGACATCGCGTCGAAAAGCTGACCGATGTTGCTTCCGGTAGCACCGAGCCACCTATCGATCAGGCTTTCGGACCGGATGCACGCGAGCGGAAGGCCGAGCCGCGCGGCGAAGTGGTGAGCCCACGTTGTCTTGCCGCAACCCGGCGGACCATAGAGCAGCGCGGTGCGGCGCGGCTTCAAGCCGGCGGCGGCGAGATCGTCGGCGAGCCTGATCTCCGTCATCCACTCGAACAACGCCGCGCGCGGCCCTGGCGCCAGGATCGGCTCTTCGGCCTCGTGCGGCATGAGCACGTCGGCGAATTTCTCGAGTGCGGTTTTGACCGCGATCTCGTCGAGACGGACCGCTTGAACGGAAGACTGGTAGCGTCTCATGCGGCGCTCTCCTCGGTCATGATCCGATACGCGACGCGCACGTGCCTGGCGCAATACGGATAGGGTTCTATCGCGGGCGATCCGCAGTACCGGAAGCTGGGCAGCTTCGGATCGCCAAGAGGCCAGCGGCAATGATGCGGAAGAAGTTCGGCGCACGTGACGCCGCCGTTCGGCGCGTCGGCCGCGTCATCGTCGGCGGCCGGACGAAGCAGAACGAGCTTGCCGCGCTGTTTGAACGCCGGGGCCGATTGTCGAACGGGCTTCGGCGCTGCGGCTTGCCGCGTGCTCTGTTTTCGCTTCGCAAGGCCGAGACGGTGCGCCTTCCCGATGATTGCGTTGCGGGAAAAGCGCATCCCGAATTTGTCGTTGATCGCCTTGGCGCACTTCGCCGCCGACCATCCCGCGTCCCAGCACTCGCGCAGATAACCGATGGTATCGTCCGACCAGTGGCTGATCACGGTTCACCCCCCTCCTTGTCGTCGCCGGGCTTTTCCGATTTCTTCTTCGGCTTCCGCCGGCGCCATGCCTCCGGCACCTCCATCCCGTCCGTGCCTGTTTCGGCGCACCATCCTTCGTCCCACGCGGCGCGGCGCGGATCGTCGGCCATGTACGGATTGTCGATGACGCGCTTTCCTTCGCGCGCCGCGGCGCGCCCTGCGGCTCGCGCAGCTTCGATGTCCAAAGTCTGATCGACGGTCTCGGGCGCGGGCGGCGTGGACGCGTCCGCCGGATCGGGCGGCTCCGGGATTTCGCCCATGAGCCGCCTGCGCGCGGCCTCGCCGAGCGGCGTGCCGCCGAGCATGCCGAGGGCGGCGCGGTACATTTCGCAGAGCGCCTGATACTCGCGCCGCTCGAACGGCGACATGCGCCGCTCGCGAAGCATCTGGTTGAGCACCTTCACGTCAAGGCCGGCGTTGCGAGCGCTGTTCTTTGCCTGCCTGATCTGATCGGCGATGCGACGCTTCTCCTCGTCCAGTCTCTCGATTTCCTCGACGAACTGGACGAGCAGGTCGGCCGCCGCGCCGCCGTTCCGTCGCGCGTCCATGATCAGAACTCCGTTTCGAGCGCCGGATCGGACGCCGCGGCCTTGGCCGCCGGCGGCGGAACGTGCGCCGCGGCTTGCGGGGACGGCGCCGGCGCGCCGGTCCTGCCGATCTCGGACTCGTCCACGGGCGAAGCGTCGGGCAGTTCGGCGGGGCGGTCGGCCCACTTCACGATTTCGAGTCGCGGGCGGTAGTTCGTGCCGAACTTGTCCTTCATCGCGTCCGAGCCGGTGCATGCCACGACCGGAACCTTGCCGCGGTTCTCGGCCTTGCCGCTCTGCTCCTCGAACGCTGCATAGAGATCGCGGATTGCGTTTGAAAGGTGGATCGAAGCGGAAGAGAATTCGACGGCGCCGCCGAAGAACTTCTGACTGAAAGCCATGACGACGAAGCCGCGCTTGTATGCCGGGTCGGGCTGCTGCGCGATGCGGTCGAGGGTCGGGTCGATGACGCGATCGGGCGCCTGACCCTCACGGAACAAGAACCAGCCGGTGCGGATGTTCTTCAGGTCCAGCAAGAAAGTCGGGCGCGGAATTTCCTGGTCGCCGCCATCCGCTCCCCTGACAAACCACTTGTCCGACTTGGCGTTGTATTTGACGTAGGGCTTGATCGTGCCGGAACCGCCGATGTGAAGAGGCATTGCGTTTTCTCCTTTCCTGTTGATCGTTGCTAGAAACCGAAGACTTCCCGTCCGGCCGCGCGCGCGGCCGGTTCGGACCACCAGAACGAGTCGAAGTCGGGGACGATCAGGCCGGCGAGCTCCTGCGGATCGTTCGACACCGCGAGAAACCGGCCGAGCGAAAGCGCGATGACGCGAAGCGCCGCGAGATGCCGGCGCACGTCGTCGCCGGACATTTCATAGACGGTGACCTGCCGCTTGTCGGTCTTGCCGGGCGCGGGCTTCGCATAGGCGAAGCGCATCCCGAAATTGCCGTGCGCCGATGCATAGACGGCGCCTTGGCGGCCGTGGGCATCGCTGATCTGCGAGGGAAAGCGCTCGGTCGTCTTGAGGTCGACGATCAGGCCGTGTTCGGAGAAGCGCCAGTCGATGAAGCCGACGATGGGCACCGGCACGTCATCGAGGCGGATTTCGACCCGGTGCTGATAGGCATCGGGAACGCCGTATTGCCTAAGCTCGGCGAGCGCGCCGCGCACCCAGCCGGCGATCTTCTTGCGCTCGTCTTCGCGGCGCGGATCGCCGCTTAGAGCGGTTTCCCGCGCGAATTCGCGTTCGGCTCTGTCGATGCAGTCCTCGACCGGAAGGCGCGGGTTGCTCAGGCCAAGATGCACGCCGAATTCGACGGCCTTGCCGCGCGCGGCGATGATGCTTGCGGGCAGGCGCCTGCCGAGCAGACGCTCCATGATCCACAGCGCCGGCTCGGCGGCCCAGAGGTTCAGCGACGAGGCCGAGAGGTGATCGATGCCGTGACGTTCGAAGGCGCGCGTGTTCATCGGCGCCCTCTTCTCGTTCGGAGACCTCCGATTGAAGTTTCCTCGAGCGACCGAAGCCACTCGCGAAGGGCGTCGACGCGGTAGAGCACCTTCCGGCCTATCTTCGCGTATGGAGGCCCAATTCGGCGGCGAGCCCACCGCGTCAGCGTGTCCGCCGACACTCCGATCTCGGACGCCGCGCGATCTCTCGTGAGCCACCCGTGGAGGAGCGGCGGCGTGACCGTCGCTTCGGCCGTCTGTTGTCCATCCATGTAACCATCTCCCGTCCTGCGCGGATTGGAATCGCGACGATCCAAACACAGGAGCGGCGGGAGGCCTTAGGCGGAAACAGGCCGAAACAGGCGGAAACAGGTGGAAACAGGCGAAAAGGAAATCGAACTCACGCCTGTTTTTGAAAAATCAAACGCTTAGGCTGGGGATTCCAGGCGGCGTCATGCGAAGCGGCAAAAAGGACTCGACTCCGCCCTTTTAAGAACGTAAATAGAACATATCCGTTAACGAAATGGTCAACGATGGGGGGCGGCAGCATGATGCTCGACGTGGAATATCCGTGCTTCGGCTCGGGCGAGCCGGCGAGGCTGTCAGCCAATGCGATCAGGCGCCTCGGGGCCGATCTCCGGCAGCGGCTCTTCGGCCATGCCGCGCGGCCGTTCGAGCCGGCGAACCTGTTCCGCCGGACGGCCCGCCTCCGCGTCAACGGCCGGCCGCTCCGGATCGTGTGGGACGCTGAGCACGCGGTGCACGACGAGGCCGGCGAACCCGTGCTCGGCGTCTGCGAACACGATCCGGAGGGGCCGGCAACGGTCATGATCAGCCTGAATGCCGAGCTGCTCGGCGGTCGGCCCGAGATGCTGCGCTCGACGGCGGCGCACGAGCTTGGCCACGCGATCTTCGACATGCCGGCGGCGGTGGCGAAGGGAGCGGCGCGCGCCTTCCGCAGCGGCGCGATTGCGGTGCGGGACGCCGCGCCGATCGATTGGCGGGAATGGCGCGCCGACGAGTTCATGGGCGCGTTTCTGGCGCCGCGGCGGCAGCTGGCGCGAGCGTTCGCCCGCGAGGCTTCCGCGATCGGCGCAGCGATCCGATGGAAGGTGATCGACGAAATCCCGACGCCCTACGTCGCGGCAAACGAGGCAGGTTGGCCGGCGATCGATGCGATCGCCGGCGCGCTGGCCGAAGAGTTCGGCGTGACGAGCGCCTTCATCGGCGTGCGCCTCCGCAAGTACGGGCTTGTTGGCTGAAGGAGGCGCCATGGCATTCGGCTTGACGGTCAGGGCGAAACGGACCGAGCAGGGCATCGGCCTCAACGACTTCGCCGAGCGGCTCGGCGTATCGCCGGCCTATTGGTCGCGCGTCGAGCGTGAACAGGAAAAGCCGCCGCGCGACGAGCTTGTCGAGCGCGCCGCGGCGATCCTGGGCGTGCGCATGGACGATCTGTTCGTCGAGGCGGGGCGCCTGCCGCCGGACATGAGAAGAGATCTGAAGCGCGTAGTCCAGACCTACAGGCGCATGAAGCAACTGCCGCCGAAGTAATCCAGGGAATTACTTGCCGCGCAGACTTGCTCTATTCGAAACGCGAGGCAGTCTGGACTTGCTCACGCCGCAGAGGGTTGCATCGATGCCGCCGCGCTGTCTTCTTTCTCTTCTCGAAACCGCCGCCAGGTGGTCCGTGTCCGCATTCGACGTTGTCACATGGGCGCTCGAAGGGCTTCTGTCTCTCTCCATTGCATCGCCGCCGGTCCGGATCGGACCTGCCGAATTCCTATCGGGTGTCGTCGATGTAGAGCCGACCTATGTTCTCCCGCTTTTTCGGCGCGACGGAGCGCCCATGCAATCCGTTTCGATCCGGTGTGTAAGGAATAGCGACAAAAAGCCTTGCTGGATCGTCGATCCCGTCGAAGGGATCATCATCACCGCCGGGGACGTTTTCGTTCGTCGCGCAGAAATCGAGCGCTTCGAGAAGGATCACCGGATATTCGACGGAGATAAATCGCTTCCAGCAACCCGGCGCCCTGCGGGGGCTCAGCGGCCTGGGCCGGGCGTTCAACCCCGCCATGACTGGGATTCATTCTACGCGGCGCTCGTTCGCCGCATTCACGAGCACGGCCTGCCGTCCACGCAGGCCGAACTGGTACGGGAGATGCGCGATTGGTTCGAGCAACGGGACGATGAAAGGGCGCCGGACGAGAGTACCATTGCTCGCAAGATCAGGGTCGTCTGGCACGAGCTGCATCGATCATAGCTGCATGCTTTTTATCATGCGGCGCGATCGGAAGCGGGCGATGTCGATACAAGCCTCAACCTCGGGCGCAGCAGCTCGCCCACGGCATCCGCTCCATGACGGACAGGGTCGTCCAATAGGTGAGCGTAGCGTTGGGTCGTCTTCGTGCTGTTATGGCCGAGTAGCTTTCCGATCATGGGCAGCGACATGCCGCCGCTCGCCAGCAGCGACGCGAATGTGTGCCTCAGATCATGGACCCGGACGCCTTCGAGTCCGGCGATTTTTCGAATGTCGGCCCAGAAGCGCCGGATATCCTCGATGGGCTTGCCTTCCACGGCGCCGGGAAAGAGCCATTCGGCGTCGGCGGGAAGAGCGGCGAGTCGCGCGCGGATGAAGGCGACAGCGGCGCGCGAGAGCGGAACGCGGTGCATCTTCCTTTGCTTGGTCGTGGAGGCCTTCTTCGTCCAGATCGCAAGATCGAGGTTGAATTCCTCAGGCCGCGCAGTCAGCGCCTCGCCCTTCCGTGCGCCTGTGAGCAGGATGAACCGCACGACGTCGGCGGCGTGCTGGTTCTTGTGTTCGTCGATGGCGGACGCAAGGCGATCGATCTGGTCGAGCGTGAGGAATACCTCGCGTTCGTTCTCCACGTTGCGATGGAAGGCAGCGGCCGGATTGTCGGCGCGCATCTGCCATCGCCTGACTGCGAGATTGAACATCTTGCGCACCACCTCGCCGACACGGTTTGCGCGGATCGGCGTCGGGCGCGGCTTTGCGAAGCCGCGTTTGCGCTTGTATTTCGGATTTTCCTTGCGTGGGCGGGCGCGGCCGGCGGCGATCTTTGCGAGCAGCTTCGACACGTCCGCTTCGGCGATCTCGGCGACCTTGCGCGACCCCCATTCCGGCTCGACCAGCTTGCGGAGCATCGAAATCTGATCCTTGCCGTTGCGCTTCGAGAGCGTCGGCACATGCTGTTCGATATAGCGGTCGATCAACTCGCGTACCGTTGGCGCGGAGCGCAGCTCCTGGCGCTTGACGAGCGGATCGACGCCTGCGTCGATGCTGCGCTTGAGTTCTTTCGCCCGTTCGCGCGCGGCCGTGACCGACCAGTCGGGCCATGAACCGATCGTGAGATAGCGGCGCCGGCCTGCGATCCGGTAGTCGAGAAAGAACGCTTTCGATCCGGACGGTTTCACGCACAACCCGAATCCGGCGACGTCGTCGTCGCGGATGTGCAAATCGCGCTCGCCTTGAGGCGACGGCGCCATCTTCGCCAAGCGTTCGGTAAGATGAGCCTTCATGCCTGTGCCGTTCGCTGCCACGCCTCGACTGAGGCGCGGTGTTCAACGGCGCGCAAGATGCTCGATGTGACCTCGAGGGGCTAAGGCGGAATAGGGCGGAAAGGGGCGGAAAGGGGCGGAAAGGGAGGGAACGGGGAGCGCAAACTTGATCGTGCGGCTCGCCAATAGCTCGCCCCGCGAAACGCTTTCATCGACCCACGAATGCGCCTGAATGCGCTCGAATGCGGCTTGATGCCGGCGACGTTCGTTCGGCAGGTCAAGCACTTATTGCCTAAGTCATTGATCGGGTTGGAAAACCGCCGAATGTCCGGCGGTAGGCTCATAACCTGAAGGTCGTAGGTTCAAATCCTACCCCCGCAACCAAATTCGCCCGCTAGGCCAAAGGCTTAGCGGGCGTTTGCTGTTGGGCTCCCGCCACGGGCTGCGGCTGAGTCAACAATGAGTCAACAAAATTTATGGCGGGGATTGGCGGCGATCCCGCAGTGGGTGCGCTGTTTCCAACGCACACCAGTGCCAATTTCCGAACCCGCCTTGAACGGTTGTCGGTTGCATAAACGGCAAATCGGATTCGCTCGCGCGCATGATTCCTGAGAAAATATGGCACGAATCAGTTGGTCTTACGCTTCCGTGAATTGCCGACGCGCGACCGGGCGAAGATGAAAAGCCACCAAGACTATGCTGATCTTGTTGCCCAGGCTGAAAGGGCAGTAGCCGCGGTAAAGGACCCGGACCTTAAGCGCATTGCCTTTCAAAAGGTCCTCGACGATCTCCTTGGCTCTTCCGGAGCCAAACAGCCCGCACCGTCACGGCCGATCAGGAAAGCACGTGCAAGAGATCGATCGAAGGCCAAGCCTAATACGCGCGGACCGAAAGCATACATCCACGAGCTTATCGAGGAAGGTTTTTTCAAGAAGCCTAAGACGATATCTCAGGTGAAGGCCGAGCTTGAAAACCGCGGCCACCATATCCCCTTGACCTCATTGAGTGGCCCTCTGCAAAGACTCTGCCAAGAAAGATCCCTGAGACGTCAAAAGCTAAAGGCCGTGGGGAACAAGCAAACGTATGCATACTCCGCGTGGTGAGATATGCCCGCTCGTCGACGCAGCAGCGACGATGATTCGCCAGCCTCGATCCTGGAGCGATTAGCGAAGCAAGCGATCGACATCGCCAAGAAGGCTAGGAGACACAGGCAAAATCTAGCTGGTGACAATTTTTACGGGAACAAGCTTGCTCAATTAAGGGCTGATGCCACTAACGCTTTCAGCGATCTAACCGCCCAATCGGCTGGCGATACGACCGCACTTGCTGAGCTGATCGAATCGATTTTTTCGGCACAAACAGCGCGCCCTGCGCGGCTCAAATGCTACAGAGAACTATCATACGCGTTGCGGACTACCTGGAGGCGGTCGAAGCCCCTAAGTCAGTCTAGTGGCGATGCAAGCCTCTTTCCACTTACCATTCTCACGCAAGCGAAAAGAGGATATCTGCCCGCAATTGGCAGGCAGATGAATGGATGCTTCGAGCAAGGATGGTACGACGCATGCGCTGTCATGATGCGCCGCTTAGTCGAAATCTCGATCATCGAAGCGTTTGAGCACAAAGGCATTGCAAGCAAGATTAAGGACAATGCAGGCAACTACCTGCATTTGTCGGCGTTGGTCGATCGTTCGATGACTGAGCCCAAGATTGCTCTTTCACGCAACGCAAAAAAGGCACTCCCGCAGCTCAGAGACCTCGGCCACTTGTCTGCACACGGGCGGCATTATCATGCTACTAAAGACGACATCGAAAAGGTGCGGCACGGATGCCGAATCGTGATTGAAGAATTTCTTCACCATGGCGGCTTGCTGTAGCGTTTTAATCGAAACAGGATTTAACTCGTTTCAGCGCTACGCCGCCGTGGTCGCCACCCCGTCAAGCCGCACGCGCACGATGGTCGCGCCGTTTCCGGCAGCCTCGATGGCGGTGCCGATCGGATAGCGGCCGGCGCCGGGGACGTTGACCTGCTTGGCGGCGTCGTCCCAGGCCACCGGGTCGCCGGCGGCGATGACGGCGCTCGCGAGCTTCGGCAGATCGAAGACGCCCTCGGTCGCAATCGCGATTGTCTCTCCAGCTGCAGCCGTCTTGGTGGCAACGCCAAACAAGGCACCGATCACCATAGCGTCGCCCGAGGTCACACCGCCAACGGGCGTCACGACCGTGATTATGCGGCCTTCCTGAATGTAGTTCTTCATCGTCACGTTCCTTTCGATGAGCTGATGCGAACCTGGTTGACGCGCGGCGCGGAGGCCGCGGCGATGCGCCGGTCGAGGTCGGCGAGCGCTGCGGCCATCTCGGCGTCGCTCGCATAGGTGACGCGGCGGCCCTCGTATTCGACCGTGCGCACGCCGGCGAAGCGCGCCTTCAAGAGCGCTTCGCGCATGGCTTCGAGTTCGGGCACGCTTGCCAT